CTTGATCGCCCGATATGGCACCGTGAACAGCCCGCCAAACGGATCGAACACCAGGTCGCCCTTGTTGCTGTAGCGCGTGATGATCCGGTCGACAATATCGAATTGCAGCGGGCAGATGTGCTTCTCGTCGTTGACGTCCTTGGCGCCTTCCCGATTGAGCGTGTTCGTTTGGCGGACTGTCGTCCAAACCGGGCTCGCCCATTCCTGCCACTGGCTGACCGGGAATCCCTCTGGAGTGTGTTCCACGGGGCTTTCGTTGTCGCCGGCATTGCGGAACACCAGCAGGTAGTCCGGAAGCCCGACTCGGCTCATGGTGGAGTCTTTCTTGAGCTGCTTGTGGAGAAGCCCGATGGACTTTGTCCGCTGCATCTCCGTAACCGGATCCTTCCAGATGGTGATGCGCGAGTGGTAGATGAACCCAGCGTCGACGTGGGCGCGGATGATGTCGCCGGGGAAGTCTCGCAGCCCAACCGCCCCGTGCTTCCATTTGAACGATGGTAGGTCGATGCAATGGACGCACGAAATCCGTCCCGGCTTCGTGATGCGCTGCATCTGTTTCACGAGGAAGCCATACTGCTCCATGAACTCCTCGTCGTTCGTGCAGTTCCCCATGTCCGCGATCTCCGACGAGTACGTATAGAGGTTGGCGAACGGTGGAGAGTAAACCGAGAAGTCGATGGATGCGTCGGGCATCTGGGCTGTGAAGTCGACACAATCGGCGTTATAGGCGGACCAAGACTTGCCGTGCTTGGCATTGTTGACGATCACTTGCTTATCCATGTTGGAAGTTCTGTTTTATGTTGGGGGTTGTACGGGATCTTGATTGCCTGCGTTCGGCTCCGGTCAAACTGAGCGAACCGCATCGCTTCGTTCATCTCCTGATGCGCATCCATCTTCTCACGGATCGCTCGCCAGATGCTTTGCTCCGATTCTGCGATAATGACATCGACGTGAACCGGACGCTTCTGTCCGAACCTCCAGCTTCGACGGATGGCCTGATAGAACGACTCGAACGAATAGGAGAGCGAAGCAAATATGACGTGATTGCAGAATTGGAAGTTCATCCCGAAACCGCAAATCGACGCCTTACTGACAAGCCTTGGAATCTTTTGTGTCGCGAATCGATCAAGCTTTTCCTCTTTTTCGTCCATTCCATCGGAACCTGAAACCTCCACACAATCATCGATTGCCTCTGCTAGTGCAGCGCTTTCGGCATTCGTCTCGCACCATACGATTGCGCTCTTCGATTCCATGGCCAGCTTGGCAGCAAGGCTGACCCGTGGCTGAAGTGTCTCGCGCTTGTCGGCGTGGATCTTGGTTGCCGACAATGAACCTCCACCGCTGAAGAGTAGGCCCTCTTCGATGTCCGGTTTCATCAGCGATTCCACGGTGTGGACCTTGTACGTCAACGGAGGAAGAGTGAACCGTTCGTCGTCGCCACCAGCATCGCTTGGCTTCTGAGCGCACGCTGCCCAGGTCGCCACCCATTCCCAGAACGGTTGCACGGCGTGCCCCTTCAAGCGCCATGTGCCCGTGTCGCTGGTGTCGTTGATGAAGAACCGCGCCAACATCTGGCTTTGCGGCATGACCCCGAGGAACTCGCAGTGATTCCCCAGCTCCATGTAATCGTTCGGGGCCGGTGTCGCGCTGCATGCCAACCGGAACGGGGTATTCTTGAACAGATCGCAGAGCATCCGGGTTGTCTTGCCTGAGAAGCTCTTGAGGATCGAAGACTCGTCGAGAACCACGCCGTGGAATTGAGTCACGTCGAACAGATGAAGCCGCTCGTAATTCGTGATCGTGATCGGGCAACGATCCAGTGTCGTGCCGTCTCGAGAGTGATGAATCATCAGCCCAAGCTTTTCGTGGCCCTCTCGGACGGTCTGGGGCGCGACAGCAACGGGAGCCAGAATCAAAACCTTGCCGGGAATGTGGCGTGCCCATTCAAGCTGACAGACCGTCTTTCCGAGCCCGGTATCAAGGAACAATGCCGCTCGCCCGGTCTGCAATGCCCACTCCGTTACGTTGCGCTGGAAGTCAAAGAGCCCCTGGTGAAGCTTTGGTGGAGTGATGCCGGTCTGCTGTGCCTTAATCGTTTTGCGTAGAAGGAAAGCCGCGTACTCAATCTTTGCCTTGTTCTCTTTTTCTCTCTTGTTCATACAGTTTCTCCTGCCTCCGGTTCACCGTGAACGGCAAGTGCCGATCAAGCTTCCCGCTCGCCATCAGTTCCCGATACCGAGCGTTCATCCGTGCCTGCCATCCCTTCGCCTTCGGAGGTTGTTCCGCCTCGCCCTGTCGTTGTTTTGGCTTCGGCATGGTGATTTTTTGCAATGAAATCATCTACCATTGATTTAGCAAGCGCCCTGTCTCCTTTTTCGACGGCTCTGATGGCATGCGAAACCGTGGCGTGATCGTGGCGATTGAACGCCTTGGCAATCTGTCCGAGCGTGTGGTTGCCCGACTGCTTTGCCAGCCACATTCCCAACCTCCTGGCCCGGTCGATGTCCCCGTGATCCCGGATTCGGCTGATGATGTGCTCCCGTTCGACCCGGAACATGATCGCGACGTAGTCGATGATGGAATCAAGGGACGTGTCCCTGGGGTTCACCTTCTGACTTCGATGATCGCAGAGGGCATCGACCAGTTTGGCCAACTGATCCACCCGGAACTTGATCTTGTTGACGGCGTTTTCGAGGCGTTCGATCCGCTCGTCGTTGGCCTGTTCCTTTTTCTTGGCCTCCCCGTCGACGCTGAACCGCTTCACGGTCTCAGGCTTGACTGCCATCTGACGAAGTAAGCTCACAGCTTACCTCCCAAGATCATGATCGTCGCCAGAACCCCGGACAGCACTCCCAGCAAGAATCCGATGGTGTTCGCCAACGCTCGATTCCGATCTAGTGCGCCGTTTTCCCGTGCCCACTGGTTGATCTCCACCACGGCAACGATGAGTACTGCGATGCAGACCATCACGTAGCAAATCATCGCCCACCTCCGTCCGGCATCCGGCTGCGTTTGCGCACGGCGATCAGTTCGCGGATCTCGTCGGTGACCTTGGCCAGTCGCATCGACGCCACCGCCAGCTTTTGGTTGTCGATCTCGCGTTGCGCTTTCTCCCGGCGCAGTTCGCACAATTCCTTGTACTCGTCCGATGTCAGCATTGTTCCCATGTTCATCCTTTCTTGGTTGTGATCATTACGATTGTCCCGTGCGGTTTCGGCCCTACTTGCTGCCGATAAATCCACTCTACCCGCTCGTCTCCGTCGTCGATTCCGAGGCTTTCGGCGATGGCATCCCGGAGAGCCTTGAACCCGCCTGCGAGGTTGTCGTCGTCGAGTCGCTTCTGTCGTACGGCAACGAGCGTGACTTGGGCGCGAGTGCGATTCGTACCGACTCTATCGTTCCGTGAAGGCTTTCCTTTCGGTTTCTCCACGCTTCCTTCGCCGCCTTGCTTCGCCGATGCCTTGCGCTCCAATGGTCGCGGCGGTTGCTCTCCGACACCGGACACCACGGCACCCACGCGACGAGTATCGGTTCGCTTGACCCATTCTCCGTTCCGTTCGACATACCCTAGGTCCTCCAGTTGTTTGCGGGTGAATGCGCTCATTTCGGCACCGTGTTCCATTGCCCAACCGCGCACAGCAACGGCAGTCCGTACCAAGTCCGATTGCGTGCCTCGGCGGGGTTCGCGTTGATCCAATCGTGGCCCTTCCGACTGACCGGCACCCAGAATTGCACCATGTTCAGCAACCGTCCGATCCGGCCCCGGGTGTGGTGAATCTCCGTGGCCTTCAGTTCCGGAAACACGGCGCATCCGGTGTAGGCCGTGAGGAAAAGCTTTCGCTTGCCGTGGTAAACGCGGAGCCGCTTCGACCGTTCCGCCGACACCTTGCGAATCGGTTTCCGTGATTTCACGCACCGATCTCCCGGATGAGTTCCGTCGTCGTCAGTCCGAGCCCCTTGGCCAACGCCTGTAACGTCGACAACCGAGGGTCCGATTCTCCCGACTCAATGCGGCACAACCCGGAAGGCGTCATCCCGCCAGTCTTCGCCACGTCCGCGAGGCTCTGCTTTCCTCGGAGGACTCGCAGCTTTGCGCCCATCGCCTTCATTTGCTTTTTTGTCATACGCTTCGTTTTCTGTTCTTCCGCCATTCGTCGTGAATCTGCTTTTTAACGATCTGCCACGCGACTCGGTCCGCCTGTTCGATGTGCTGGCATTGATATCGCGGCCCTGGCTTGCATCCGATCTCCAGAGCCGGACGGCATTTCATCTCGAAATACTCACACCCGCATTCCCCGTTCCCGCCGTAGTTCATCAGGTCCACCCGATGCCGGATGTGCGGACGGCTGGCGCTTTGGACAAGGAACACCAAAGTCTCGCCCTCCAACGGTTCCACTTTGGCCACGTTCCTGGAACCGCACGAAGACCTTCTTACCGGCCCGGGTTCCGATGACGATGAAGATGGCGTTGATTGCGCTGACGATTTCATCCCGCATCCTCCCAGCCGTTTCCGGGGTCACCGTGACCCAAATCTTGAACGTCCACTCGTTGTGTTCCTTGGCCTTGATTGAGTCGAACATCCAACCCAATTGCATGAGCATCGTCTGGAGAAGATCGACGGTGGGCGTCGGGTCCCACTTCGTGTCATTCCTGAACTGCGTGAACGGTTCCTTCTCCGCGCCGTCATCCATCACGTCGTCCAATCGGAATTGAGTCTTCAACTGGCCGAACACGGCATGCCCGATGACTCGAAGGCAATCCGCCATTGCGCCGCGCTTTCCGATGAGCCGTGCAGTGTCAGCCGCGTTGCATCGGATCACCACGTCCACGGCTGCGATTGTCTTTCTGGTGATCACATGGAGGTCATCCGGTCGAAGCGCCATCGCCTTGACCAGCGACTCAAAGAATTGGAGAGCCGATGCAACGCGTGGGTTCATCAATCAGATCCTCCTTCCGGTGCCGATGGTGTTGGTTCGGGTTCTGCCTTTCGCTTCTTTGCCCGCTTGGGTTTGCACGGAGGCTTGATGTTTGGAGGAATGATCTGGTCCGGTCGGAATATTTGCGTTTGCTCGGGCGGATCAATCTCAGACTCAACCGAGTCCGACGTTGCCTTCGCGGCAAACTTGATGCGGGTCGTCGCCTTGACAGGCAACTGGCTCTCGTCAATCCGACACGTGAACGTGATCGTGAGAGACGATGTCGTTGACTCATTGAGCACGCGCATGATTCGCGTGTCGTGGGCATCCCACAACGCTTCCGCGTTCGCGAGAAACCGTTTCTTGGCTTCGTTGAGTTCTGCTGGCTTGGCCATGTTTCCTTTCGTTGGTTACACCGCGTCCGGATATGGCAACGCCGGTTGCGGCACGGGTTTGTCCTGTTGGTCCACCTTCGGCCAAAGATCCATGCGCTGATGGAATTTGTTGAAGGCAAGATTGATGTCGATGCCACTGATGCCGTCCCGCTGCTTCGCAAGCAGCATCTTGACCCTGCACGTGCCCTTGATGTCCTCGTCCTCCAAAACCGTCGCGTCCGTGGTCGGTCGGTACAGCATGAGAACGACGTCGGCATCTTGCTCGATGGACCCAGACTCGCGGAGGTCGGAAAGCTTTGGGCGAAGGCCGGAGTTCTTATCGGACTCTCGGTTCAGTTGGCTGGCGACGATCACGGGGATGTTTATCTCTTTTGCTAGTGCCTTCAGTCCTCGGCTCACTTCCGAAACTTCGGACTGTCTGTTATCTGAGGACTTCTTACCGATCCCCGCGACGAGTTGCAAGTAGTCAATGAAGACCGCCTTGATGCCTTGCTCTCGGACCATGCGACGGACCCCGGCCCGAATGTCCCGGATGTTCAACCCGCTAGCACCGTCCAAAAAAATCGGTGCCGTCGCCATCCGAGCCGTCGATTCGTTTGCATCGTCCCAATCGGATTGCGACCACTCCGCCACCCTCCTGGCATTGAGTCGGGCATCGGCGCAGATGATCCGAGTCGCAACTGACTTGGGCGAGTTCTCCAAGGTGAAGATCCCGACCGCGATTTGCCTCTCAAACGCGAGGAACCGCGCCACGTTCATGAGCCATGCCGTTTTCCCGGTCGACGGGCGGGCTCCGACAATGATCAGTTCCCCGCCCCGGAACCCTTGGAGATGCCGGTCCAGGTCATCCCAACCGCTCGGCAGTCCGGACAACCCTTCCCGTGCATCCTCCAGTTGTTCGATGGCGAGGTTGGCCAGTTCCCGCCCGCCGAACATATCGTTCCGGCCCGTTGTCGTGTCACGGACCGAGTGAACCTTGGCCTCGGCTTGGTCGACGAATGCGTCAATCTCATCGGTCCGCGTCCATAGTTCCGTCGTGATTGATGAACAAGCATCCAGCAGTTTCCGGAGCTTGAGCTTTTCGAGGACCTGCCCGACGTAGTGCGGCAGGTTGGCGGCGGACGGTACGGACTCCGTGATTTCGATGAGGTAAGGCAACCCGCCGATTGCCGCAATCTGGCCCTCGTCGCGGAGCCGTTGTTGGACCGTGATGAGGTCGACCGTCAACCCGTTGTCGTACATCGTGACCAGAGTTGACCCGATGACTTGATGCCGGATGTCGTAGAACGCTCCTGGGCCGGGTATGACGCGCCGCAGGAAGTCCGGGATGCATCGCATGGGGTCCAGCATCATGCAGCCTAGAACGCCACGTTCCGCGTCGATGGCGTGTGGTGGGAGACGGTCGGTCATGCGAAGCCTTGATCCTTTCGGACAAGCACCCAATGACCGTCGCCTTGTCGCTGGTACTCCGCACCGTAAAGCGGAGCCATGAAGTTGATTCTCCAGTCATGGTCAGGATCGTCCTTGGCTGCATCTTCGGCTTTCTGTCCTGTCCAGTAACAATCCCAATCGGCTCCGGACCTTTCCGCCTCGGATTCGCTCCATACAGTCGTTCCGTTTTTCGTCACAACGACTTCGCCAAAACCGACCGCCAATACTCGCCCCATTTCCAATGTCTCATGAGCACCGCAACCGCACGTGAGACACGCAACCGAACCTTGTATGGCAGGAAGTTTTGAGAAGCTCATGCCATGCCTTTCAGCGCTTCCGACCGTCTCTGGAAATCCTCGCGCATCTCCACCGTGACGGCGTTTCGGTCGTAGCTCGCCGATGCCGGGTTGCCGGGGTGGTTGCGAAGGGATTCCTCTTCGATCTGCTTCACGCGCCACCCCGGTAACGCGCTCTTGGTTTCTCCAAGCGTCATCCATCCGTTTCTGATGGCATTGTCAACGATCTCGAAGGCTATGACTTCTGGAAGAGACTCCAAAACTCCCAAGTCGATCCTGAGCTTCTCGCATGACATCCGCATCCCAACGTGGTCACGCCATCGTTTGGCAATTGCCGCCATCGCCGGGTCCGACTTGCACCGTGGATGCGCGTCGATGATCTCAGCGAATCGGCTCTTCTGTTTC